TTATCTCAATAGCGCAAGTATTCAAGCAGGCATTCCCTTATCTAATGCCGATGTTATTATGGCCTTATATAGCTTTAATATTCAGACGCAATCAGGCACTTTTGGTATCTTTACTGTGAGTATTTCAGCTTCCAATGGCCAGATAACCATGACAGAATGGGCAAATTCTGGAGATGCAGTATTACCAACTACTGCAAATTATTTGGCGCATTTTACTAATACAACAGGTACTGTTTCTTCCGCTGCAAGTAACGTAACTCAGCCTGGAAATATAGCGGCTGGACTTTCAGGAACGGCTGGAACAGTTGCGAGCTTTCCTTCTACAGCTTCTAAAGGCTCATTAATTCTTGCAGGGGTTGCTAATACTGGTAATACCAATACAACAATAAGCAATGCAGCAATGGGTCAGGCATCTGTAATTAGTATTCCAGACCCAGCTGGGGCTACTGCTAATTTTGTGGTTGCTCCTTCGGCTTTAGTTAATGGGAATCTTAACAAAGCTTCTGGTACGGCAGGCTTAATTGTTGATGCAGGAATTGCAGCAAACGCTGTTGCAACCTATACTGGTTCGACAGTAATTGGTAATTTAGTGAAAGCTTCGAGCACAACTGGACAAATTACAGATGCAGCTTTTGCATTACATGCAGCAACTACGAGTGCCTTTGCTGGAGGAGGTACAAGCAATGCTTTTACTACCACTAATATGACCGCAAGCAGTATTGTTACAGCGACCATCTTAAGTCAGACCAACGCAGCTAGCATTGTAAAAGCAGTCCCAGGAACCAATACACTGACAGTAACATTCAGTGCTGATCCAGGCGCAAATACAACCGTTAGTTGGATTTCTGTAACACCAGCGGGATAAAAGAGTTGTGCTTCGAGGCAGGTTTTAACTTCCTTTTTTCCTGCCTCATTTTATCTCTATAAGATGACTTTTAAACCATTCGTCAACCTGATCTTCCTTGTAATATACCTTACCATTAAGTTTATGATAGGTAGGGCTTTTGCCCTCGTATCTTGCTTTTCTAAACCAATGCTTAGATAGACCATATTTATTAGAAAGCTCCTTTTCAACCAAATATTTTTCACCAGCAATCGTAATCATTGGAACCTCTCATCCATATTCTGTAGTTCTTCATCTTCTAAAGACAAATCATCATCCGTGATTGTTTTATTTTTTGCTTTTTTACAATAGGCCTTGAATTCCTTTATCCCCTCCTCATCCACAAATAAAATCTTGCTGATGTACTCAAGGCCTTTATTTAATCTTAATATTTTTTCATCGAATTTTTTATGCACTAAAAGAAATTCATTATAAATTTTTGTTTTATCATCAAGGGCTATCCCATCTGTTGGACTATATCGATTGTTTTTAATGGCAACAAGTGTTTCAGCGCTTACTCCAAAAGCTTTCATGATTTCATAATCAGTACGTTTATTTTTTATGTGAAATTTAATTTTTCTTAAATCATCCACGCCGGGTTGCTGATTAAAGTCGTTTCCAATTCTGTCTTTTCTCCATTGGGACTGGATAATTCGTTCTTCTTTCTCGATGGGCTTCCAATTGTCTAAGGTGATATCTTCATCCATAAAAATTTCCATTTTGTCTAAATCATTATTATAAATTAATGCGAATTGTCCAACATTAATCTTAGCTAACCAAACTTAATATTAAGTGATACCGCTTAGTATTCAATATTGTTGAATATTAGAAATACAAATACCCTAGAAAAGTGAATTCTAAAGGTGCCATGGAAGGCAAAATTCATCGAGACTCATGCGTTATGTGAGGGGCGTTTTAAGCGTGATGGCGTTAATAATCCGAGACTGGTGCGAAAAGCCAAGGACTATACCGTAGCGGGGAAATAGCTAGAAGGGATTTATGGATAATAGTGTTATGGATAATGCGTCTGATACCAATCAGACCCAGATAGAGCCATCTCTTCAGGTAACTGAGAAGATGATTCCACAATCGCAAGTAAATGATATTGTTGGTTCAGCGAAACGTGATGCAGCGGAGCGTGCAGTGGAGGCCTATAAAAGGCAGCAAGCACAATCTGTGAGCCCATCACAACAACAAAATCAAGAGCCCGTCTCGCATAGGAATATGTCAGAAGATGACATAAAACGGATGACAGACGATAGAATAAAGTCTCACTTTACGCAATTGGAGCAAGAAGCTCAAGAGCGCGCAAATGTTGAAGCTGCTAATCGTATTGTAGGAATGTTTAGAGACAAGATTGTTGCTGGGAAAGATAAGTATGAGGATTTTGAGTCTGTGACCAGTAACGTTGCAATGCAATATTATCCCAATGTTGTGCAGCTTCTAGCAGAGCAAGTGGATAATAGCGCCGACGTGCTGTATCACCTAGCCAAAAACCGAGACAAGCTTTATAGGCTTGAGGGTTTAAGTTCTCATAACCCGTCAGATGCCATTTATGAGATGAAGCGTTTGTCTGAATCAATAAAGGCAAATGACTCAGCTTTGCAAATGAAACACTCCAATACACCATTATCACAACAAAGACCTTCTTCTACCGGAACGGAATCAGGGTCTCTGTCTTATATTGATTTAAAAGCAAAGTATAGGCCAGGTTGGGAAAAACGAATTAAATAAAGCCCAATCTATTTTACCTGATTCCTAACTTAATGGATTAAAGTTAGGAGTTACTAACATGGCTGTTTTCCCTACAAATATTTTACAACAGGTGCAAACCTATCAGCGGTCTGGTTTGGCACTATTACAAAACTTATGCTGTCATATTTCAACATTCAATACAAAATTTAAAGACTTTGACAAAATTCAAGCAAACTTGGGCTCAGTTATAACATTTGATTTGCCACCACGATTTACAACAACTGCAGGACTTGTTGCAGCCTTCCAGCCAGCCGTACAACGTGTACAATCATTGGCATGTGACCAAGCAAACAACACAAGCTTTGCTGTTACTTCACAACAACGTATCTTCAACTTAGAGAAAGGCGAAGAGGACTATATGAGAGTCTTTGGTAAGAATGCTATTGCAGAACTTGCATCTCTTGTTGAAGGCAACATTGCTCTTAACTGGTCATCAGGTGTAGTTAGTCAATTAGATGGTACAACTAATACCTTCTCAGGACCATATAGATATTATGGTAACGGCACAACCGCTATCAGTTCATACCAACAGCTCGCTCAAGCCATCATGTTCTTCAAGAACTACGGCAGCGTTGCTGAAGGCATCAAGGTTTATCTGCCTGATACTGTTGTTCCTGCCGTTGTTGGTAACGGGTTAAACCAATTTGTTCCCCATCGTAACGATGAAATCGCAATGAGCTGGGAAGTAGGGGACTTTGGTACACCTTTGGTTAATTATTACCAATCAAACTTAATGCCAATACACGTTTCCGGTAATACAGGGATTAACCAAAGCACGCTTACCGTTGTATCAACGAACGATCCAACCGGTCAAAATGTAACTCAAATTACTGTCAGTGGTGCTGGTACCAGTGATAATAGTGCTGTCCTTGCAGGCGACTTATTTAGTTTCCAAGATGGCGTTAGTGGGCAGCCTAATATGCGTTATTTAACGTTCATTGGCCACTTCCCATCTGCTAACCCTGTTCAATTTAGAGCAACAGCAAACGCTGCTTCTAATTCCTCAGGCGTTGTAACAATTAACATTACTCCCGCCTTGAACTGGGCTGGTGGCCAAAACCAAAACCTAAATAATCCAATTGCAGCTGGCATGCAGATTCTTGGCCTGCCATCTCATAGATGTGGTGGTATTTTGGGTGGAGATGCAGCATATCTTGCGATGCCTCAATTACCAGAACAAAGTCCGTACCCAACTGCTAATGAATACGACGATGACACTGGTGCTTCATTACGCTTGACCTACGGTTCTTTATTCGGTCAAAACCAAACCGGTATGATTTACGATGAAACTCATGGTTCTGTGATTGTTCCTGAATACTCCATGCGTTATGTCATCCCATTATCACAAGGTTAACAATAGGGCCTACTCCTCTGGGTGACTACGAGTAGGTTATCTAAACAAGATTGAGGACATAAAAATGGCTACTCCACAAATTCAAAATGAAACAATATATCCATTACCACATTTATACATTCAGGGCTTGCAATTATCAGCAGCAACTCCTTTGGCTGCTACTGTCATTGCTGTGTCTCCTGGAGCTGCCCGTGATTCCACCAACAGCATCGATATGGTTGTCGGCTTGCAGAATTACTTTGGGATTGACAATCCTGCCGCACAATTTAACGGCTATCAAGCAGGATTGTTTGTTAACTCTGCAGTTAACGGAGTCAATGGTTTAGATACCGGTACAATTGCAGCCTCCACTCAGTACGCTGTTTATTTGATAGGAGATTCTAGGAACTATCTAAATACAGCTGCTGTTTTAAGCTTAACCAGTAATACAGCCCCATTATTACCATCTGGGTATGATTCTTATCGTCTTATTGGTTTTTGGGAAACGGATGGTTCAAGCAATTTTGTTTATGCAACCCATAAGCCACAAAACATCGGCGGTTTGTTGACCTATTTTAATAGTCCAGCTGTAAGTGTACTTTCAGGTGGCAATGCAACTACCTTTACAGCAATTGACTTAACAACAAATAGCGCAATTCCTACTACTACATTGCCAAATGTAATAGTCACTTTATTGGTTACCTTTACTCCTGCAGCCGTTGGAGACACTGTTCAGTTTAGGCCCACTGGTTCTACGGCCACGGGTGGTTTGCCAACCATTACAGGTACGACAGCTGGTTTTGCTCAAACACAATACATTAATGTGATTGCAGGGGTGGGTTCATCTAAACCAGAAATTGACTACAAAGTAACTTCAGGTTCAGATGCAGTGAGCGTTTCTGTTGCTGAATGGGCAGGTGTTTCAAACAGTGCTTATCCTGCATTAGTTTAAACTTAACAGGGGCGATGATATGGCTTATACGGCTCAGCAGTTAATTACTCGCTCCTGGTTTTTGTCTGGAATTGTTGCAAGAAACTTACAGGTTCCTACTGGAGACCAAATCTATGATGGTTTGGCTATGCTTAATGATTTGCTCAATTTTAAGCAGATTGAGACGGAATTAATACCCTATTGGCAATACATTACTTTTAATGCGACACCACAGCAGGAATTTTATTTTCTACCAAACGTTGCCGCTATTGAAGAATCCACCTTTAATATTAACGTTGTTCGTTACCCAATGGTGCAGACATCCAGAAGTAATTATTTTGGTTCATCGCGCGTTGATAATATCTATACGCTACCCTTTTCTTGGAACTATGAACGTGGTGTGGGAGGCGGAACTTTTGGGATGTATTTTATTCCTGATCAAAATTATCCAATAAAAATGAAGGTCAAAATTTTCTTGGTCGATGTCACCTTACAAACGGATTTACAAGATGTTACAGCTACTTTTACTAACCCTTACAATGTTCCTAATTACACTACTTATAGTTTTATAAATAATGGAATACAAGGGTATGACACAAGTTATATTGAATATTTGAGGTACAGTCTTGCTCGCTACATGTGTAGTGAGTATGGCATCATTTTTAATCCTGAGTCTGAAAAGATTTATCAGTCCTATGCAAGAAAACTAATGTATATGGACCCTCCGGATTTGTCAGGGAAGAAGTTGTCGATTTTGTATAAGGACTCCAACCCCGGATATAATTGGGGCGACTGTAATATTGGTAGGGGATGGCGCCCCTAGGTTGACGTCCTTGATAAGCATTCGCAATTCGCGAATCACGAACGATAAAAAACTTAGCCAAGGAAGGCAGCAATGGAAAAACAAAGCGCAATAGAAAGTCAAATAATGCTCGAATCACGCTTAACAAGAGTTGAGTCCAGCACCGTATATATTCAAGATGAAATCAAAGATATCAAGAAGAATCTTCGTTGGCTTACGGGCATTATATTTACTTTGAATACTACCATTTTGGGTGTTGTCATCAAGGGATTTGGGATTTTAGGACAGTAATGATTACACGGGGCCAGAACTTCAAGACGTTTCCATTGAACATCGTAGGAAGCTCTATATTTGGCCGTTATCCGAAAATCAATATTGAAAAAACCTATAACATGTTCATCAGCGACAAATTCATGGTGCCTTATGCTGGTTACCAGGTCGCAATAACATCAGATAATTTTCGAAATGGCACAGTAGGGCGTGCAATATTTACAAGTACGAAGTTTGGGAAGCTTGTTGTTGTCATCGGCGCTAATGTGTTTTTGGTTGAGATTTTTTACAATCAGCAGCAGGAAAAAGTCAGCTCTTTCTCAGTAATTTTTATTGGGGCCTTACAAACCAGTAACGGAGTTGTTTATATTGCTGAGAATAATAAGCCACAAATTGGCATATCTGATGGGACCGCATTTTATATTTATGATCCAGCTGCTATATCGCCAATACCTGCTTTTAGAGCAATATCTTTGGACTTTACCCCAGGTTATCTGACATTCCATGATACTTATTTTATTATGCCGGCAATAGGTACAAGTAATTGGCGAATATCTGACAATAACGATGGCACATCATGGCCTGATGACCGATTTCACGTTGGTGCTCTACAAACAAAACCAGATAATGTGCAGGCTGTAGTAAGATTCCCATCGAAAGGAAATATGATTTTCGTAATGGGTTCTATTGTAACCGAAGCCTGGTTTGATACAGGTAATCTAGGCGGACTTCCATATACGCGGTTAAACCAGTTCAATATCGACTATGGGTGTATACAAGCTGCTACTGTTGCTTACATGGATGAGATTGTTGTTTGGCTTGCTCAGAATGAAAAATCAGGCCCAATCATTATGTACTCAAATGGAGGCATGCCAAAGAAAATTACAACAGATGGTATAGATTATGTTTTTTCGCTTTTGCAAAACCCTCAGGATTCACAAGGTTTTCTCTATAGACAAGATGGCCATCTTTTTTATCATATTAATTTCTATTCTGATAATTTATCCCTTTTTTATGATTTCAACCTGGATAAGTTTTATCACGCATGCGACCAAAACCTCAATTACTTTATTGCCTCTGAAGTAGCTTATATAAACAATCAGTATTACTTTATTTCTAAGAATAACGGGAATTTGTTTAGCTTTGATACTGTGTTTACGACTTACCAAGAAACAAATAGCCTAACAGGGGCTTTAGAAACGCATGAGATACCGCGAATAAGGTCTTGTGCCAATGTGCGCACCCCTGGTCAAGATTACATGATTATCAATGACATTGGCTTTACGATTGAGTCAGGGGAGACCGATTACGAACAACAATCATTGGGTGAGATATTTTTAATTACACAAGATGGCCATCCTCTCATTACGCAGGGGGATTTCTTAGGCCTTGCAACACAAGATGGGCAATTTTTAGAAAGCCAAGATGGAAAAATATTTGTTACCCAGCAGAATGATTTGGGTTCAGGAGCGCTTTTAATCGCACAACAAGAAGCAAATACAGGGACAAGTAATCTCTCATTGCCTCATGTGGATTTGTCCATCTCAGACGATGGTGGCGCATCCTTTGGGAATGAATGGGCTTATTATTTGCCACCCATTGGGCATCGTAAAAATCGTTTATTGTGGTGGCAGTGTGGGGTTGCGAATGATTTTGTAGCCCAATTTAAATTCTGGGGTATGGGTCGATTTGTAGCCACGGATGGCGAAGTGAATGTGAGGATATAAATGACTGCAACTACTAATAGTCCGTTTACATTATTCCCTGATTTACCAAGGGAAATCCCAGCTTTTACGGCGGATGGGAATTTTTCATTTCTTTGGACATTAGGGTTTGCTTCCTTATTTCAGGCTTTACAGGAAAATTTCTCTAATGAAGGGGTTAAGTTTCCTAGTTTATCCTCAACTGATATAACAGCCATTCAGGATCGCTATACGCCATTTCTTGGACAGCCTTTACCAGATAATTTGCCAGATATTAGCGGGCAAACTGTGTTTGACACTGACAATAGAGTATCAAAACAATTTGTAATAACGTATAATGCTACCAATCCGCCAACTATAAATACAGCGGCATGGAAGCAGTTTGTTTATTTATGATTAAGGATAATCATGAGCTGGTTTAGTGAATTATTTTCAGGTGGAAAGAACCCCGCAGAATCTGCAATGCCTTATGTTAATCAAATTCCAGGGCAAGCCAGTCCTTATTTGAATCCCTATTTTCAGGCGGGAACAAGCGCCCTACCAAGTCTTCAAGACCAATATTCAAAGCTTTTAAGCGACCCAGGGGGGATGGTTAATAAGATAGGTAGCTCCTTTCAGAAATCACCTGGCTTTGATTTTGCCCTAAAGCAAGCCCTTCAAGCTGGCAATAATGCAGCGGCAGCAGGCGGCATGGCAGGGACACCCCAACATCAGTTTCAAGCACAAGAAACAGCTACAGGGCTTGCCAATCAAGAATATAACAATTATCTGCAAAATGCTTTGGGTCTTTATGGCGGGGGTTTGTCTGGACAGCAAGGTATGGCTGGTATGGGTCAACAGGCTGGGCAAAGTTTGTCTGATTTGATATCTCAGAGTTTGGCGCAACAAGGTGCTTATGCCTATCAGGGTCAGGCTGCTCAAAATCAAAATAGAAATAACTTTTTTGGTAATATATTAGGTGGTTTAGGGGCGTTTCCATTTATAGGACAAGCTTATAGAGACTTCTTCCATGGAGGAAGCCAATGACATTTTCATTCTATTCTCCTCCAACTTTGAATCCTGAACAGTCAGGAGGTCTTACAAATATAATAGGCAAGCTTTTATCTGGTTATACAGGCCTAACACAAGCCAAATATTTACCAAAACAAATAGAAGCGGATATCTTTCATAAACAAATATCCCCATTAGCCATGCTTGCAAGTAGCCCCTACTTTTCATCTTTGCATCCTGAGCAACAACAACAAATTGCTGGATATGTACAGCAAATGCTATCAAATTTAATGCCAGGCAACCCTATGTTTCAGGGAAAGGGCCAAGCAGATGGTATGCCTCAAAGGCAACCTTCGATGTCTAACGCGCAAATGAATGAACAGAATATAGAGCAACAACCAGGGATGAATTATTCAGAAAATGCTCATTCATTAGCGCCTTCAAGTCCAGCAGAACATTTTACTAAGAAATTTACTCAAAGCCAATTAACCGCCGGAGCTCCATTCAGAGGTGCAGGCGGTGAAACTGTTTATACTCCAACACCTGGAGTTGTTCAAGAAGGGCAGAATGTTTTAACGAAGACCAAGGGCCTGAAAAAGCTTTTCGATCAGTATTCCTCAATATTGCCTGATTTGGCTAATGCACCAGATGTGCAAAAATCATTATCGCGTGGTGCAAGTGAGGTAGAAAAATTAGGAGAAAGGTTTAATCTGCCATTTACTAAACAAATATCCAATCTTTTAGGTGGCAGTAACTTATCTCAACAACAAGCAAATGTAGAATCGCTTAAAGCTCAAATGGGCCCCCAATTACGATCCTTAGGATTAAGTAATGATGAAATTAACGATATTTTTAGTATACATCCGGGTGAAAACGCAAAAAATGTTAAGGATAGATTAGCGTCTACATGGCCCGTTATTGAAAGAAGAATAAATTTACATAGAAAAAATTTGGAAGAGGGCGTTAATGTAAGTAGACGTCCATCATCAGGGAACAATGAGATAGCAGAAGGTGTGCCCTTATCAAAAGTCAATCCTGGTCATGTTTTATTGATTGGTCCTGATGGCAAGAGAGGATGGGTTCCAGCAAAAAAAGCCAGAGAA